TGCTGGGCTACAGGGTGGGGATGGTTCTGGAGGAAGTTCTTTGTAAACGAGGGCAATCCAGTCTTGGTACGCCCATAGGGGATATTGTGGTGGTCGAAGAGCTTGGAGATAGAAGCAGCCGCCCACAATTCTACAGCCACGCCAGTTTCCTTTTTAATTTTGGAGAGGGCGGACTTCGTTTCTCGCAGGAGCTTTTGTTTCAGCCGTTCCGCTTTCTCTAAATCAATACGGACGCCGTTCCAGGTCATCTCTATGCAGAGGGGAAGAACTTCTGCTTCGAGGTCGAAGATTTGCCAAAGGTCCTCCTGGGAAAGGAGAGCCTTGAGGTGCTGCCATAACTCCAGCGTCAGTCTTGCATCGGCCTCGGCATATTCACCAACGTAAGCGGCGGGGAGTTTGTACATTTCTGCCTTGGGATCCACGCCAAATTCTGCTGCGGCTTCACGAAGTGCAGCCTCACTTTTCATCTCGCCAAGGTAGTCGTAGCAAACGCTGTTTAAACTGTAGTAGCGTCGGTTCTCATCGACCAAAGGCGCGGCCAGCATCGTGTCGATCAAGCGGCCTTCCACCTTAATTCCTAGTCGCCGGAGCCAACCAACATCATACGCAGCATTGTGGAATATTTTGTCGGCAGGGTACTTGGCGATTTCTCGTGTGAACCACTTCTTGATGTGTCCCTTGTCGAGGTTGCCGCCACCCTCATGTCCAAAAGGGAAATAAGAATTAAACCCCTCATACGCTATGGCAATGCCTACTACTTCTCCGTTTCCTGTGGGCCATCCAGGTCCGTGGGAGCGGAGGCGTGTATCTTTCGTCTCCAAATCTATAGCGATTTCCTTGATTCCGTCTGGCGTAACAGGCAACGTTTCGACAGGAACCCATTCGGTCTTGACGCCAAACTTGGGCCGCTTGAGATTTTCTTTCATTTAATGGTCCACCGGATATGCAGGGTATTCTTTTTTCTGCGTGGGCTGTTGCAGGGAAGGCTTTGTTTGTAGAAGCTGAACCAATCGTCTCACGTACCACTCAGCCTTTTGAGCATCCACTATGGGAGCGTTACCCTCCTTGAAGCGATAACGAACAAGGTATTTAAGCGCGTTTCCTACCAGTACGGCTTCATCACCGGGTAGGTCGCGCACAACATCCATGATGGTGTCAATCGTTTCCAGTTTGGCACGCTGATAGTGCGCTGGTGAAATAAGGTCGGTCACAGTTGCCACCCTCTCTGCCAATCCTCTGGCATTTGCAGAACCAAGTTCTCTTTTGCACGAGTGATACCCACATAGAGCACACGATAGGCGTCATCCGGATTTTTTGTCATTTCTTCTAGAGCTTTTCCGGAAAGGTCGAGCATGAGGTAAACGTTGTCCGCCTCTCCCCCCTTGGCCCCGTGTATAGTGGATAACTTTATTTTTGGCTTTGCGTTTAAATCTACGCCACGTTTGATAAGCGTCGATGCATAGGCGCGATCTTCCGATTTAATGCGGTCAAGAACTTGGTCCCACGTACCGGTGGCTTCTAAACCAAAGTGCTCGTGCAATAAACCAATGGTGAAAACATCCTGCTCGTGTGCAGATTTTAAAAGACTCTTGGCACCGCGCTGCAACCGACCATCCTCGCTGGAAATATGGGCGTAAAGGTTTTGTGCCTCGCTCAAACTAATCTCTCTGTTATGCCCTGTGGTAAGGTGCGTCCAAGAAGAAATTGCGGTGCGTACTTTCTTGGAGAGAGAGGGACTGTTGAATCGTTCAAAGAAATAACCCTGCGTTTTTAGGTAGGCACCAATATCGTTGAGCATGTAGTTTGCTTGGGCTAGTATAAGCCATTGATCTGTAAAGTCGATTCCGTGATGATCGTGAACGAAACGTGTGCTCCCATCTGCATTACGGGGAGACCATTCTTTTTTCTGACGACGGCGTATACGACTAGAAACTCTGTCAGCAATTTTCCAAACGGAGCGCGGTACGCGGTGAGACTGCGTTAGAACTTCACTGGCACCCTCTAGTTTTATGAATCTAGTTACATCCGCCCCGGACCAGCCGAAGATCCCTTGGTCGTCATCGCCAGCGATATAGAATTTTTCTGCCTTGTCGTCTAAAAGCTGGGCAACTTTCCACTGCAAGGGGGTTAGATCCTGCGCTTCGTCAAGAAAAACAACCTTCAGTTCTGGAATCAAGGCTTCGTTTTCAGAGAGGCCGACGAGCATATCTGTAAAATCTTTCAGACCGTTTTGCTGCTTGAACTTTTCGTATTCTGCAAAGATATGTTTGAAGTGATAAGAAGTTTCGAGGAGATCCATTCTATTGTAAGCCCACATAGGTCCGTGTTCCGTGGTCCGGGCTAAGTCAATCGCTCGCATAATTGGATGGTTGCTGCGGAAGGTTTGAAAGCCCTCGTCTTCAACAGCGGTGATACTTTCGGTCAGGTTCACGCCGACGATAGAACTAAACTCTTTTAAATGCGTTTCCTTCAGAACTTCCGCCCCGCTGATGCCTAGTAGCTGGAACGCAAGAGAGTGAAGAGTGCGGAAGAAAACGAAGTCCTTATCCGGGTTTAGTCCAAACCGTGTGACGGCCCGGTCCCGTGCTTCGTGTGCAGCTTTTCTAGTGAAGGCAAAGTAGCCTATTTTATTGGGTGGGATGCCGTCAGACAGCAGCTCTTCGACATGATTAAGCAGCGTGGTGGTCTTGCCCGTTCCAGGTGGTCCAAAATATCTAAACATTTTTCTTCGCCAATACTGCGTCGAGGTCGTAGCCTAATTCTGTAAGCAAGCGTTCGACTTTGTAAATCGAGAGTTGTCTCGGTTCGAGGGTGTTTTCATAATCGGCAATGGTGCGCTGGCTAATTCGGGTTCGCTTTGATAAGTCCCGCTGAGTTAAGCCAGACTCAGATCGCAGCTCTCTGAGCAGAACCGACCAGTGGTTTTGTGAATGCGACTTCGGTCCGAACGTAACGTCTACCGATTCAAGCCGCCTGAAATAATGCTTCGCGCACAAGAAGGTCTTGTCTATTTCAATCGCGGCTTTGTTGTCGCACAAATCACAGGTTTTATTTTTAGACATCAAAAGGGAATTTCCTCGTCACCATCGAACTTGGAACTGAACTCTTCTTCAATAGGTTCAAAGGCAGGGATAGACCAGCATCTGACGGGTCGGCCATTAATGCTTAATTGTTCGGACAGGCCGTCAATGTCGCGGAGGCGTTGGGCGATTTTATTGGACCGGTAGTCGGTAAACTTTTGTCGTTTCAAAAAAGCTTCCAGATCTTTCATACGGAAGTAGGTTCGTTTGTTGGACTCGTTTGTCCAGGGTCGCCGGAGAAGTATCTCTTCTCTGTCCAGCGCCGCCTGCATATGCGTCGTAAATTCCTCCAGTAGCTCGTAGAACTGACCACGTATAGAGGTGTCTTCCGAGGTGTGGATGATCGCACCTTCCGTCTCGACCATCGCTGATAGCAACGTATTCATCTGCGCTTCCCACGCTTGTCTCGTAACGGTGCTGGGCATCTCGTTGATTTGTTCCATGCATAGTATCTGGAACCTAGGCTGGCGCTGGAGAGCTTCAGTGTCGAGTTCTACTGGTCTTCCGTTAACGTCCAAGAACCATAAAGGTGGTTCAGAATCGTACTTTCTGAGATTAGCAACCCGTGCTGTATTAATGTTTCCACCAACACCAAAACGGCGAGACCGGCACAAATTACGGTGGCAGACACTACTAATAGGTTGGTCATTACAGCGGTACTGGTAGTCCTTTTTACGGATCTGGTCCGCGATAACAGTAACCTCTTTAAGGCCAAGCGGCGGTTGGAGTACGGCTTGATTATATTCGAGAATTTTCGTTTCCCAAGCATTCGGAAAAGCCTTTCTGAGATATACGCCGAGGTTGAATAAGCCGTTGTTTCTGGTTCCTTCTGGGAAGCCCTGCCGCAACAGAATCTGAAGACAGGGGGGACCGTCTACAATCCGGTCGTCTATTTCTGCAAGTTCTTTTTCAAGGAGGTGATCCAGTTCTTCTGGCGTAATGGCGGCGGCTTCTGCCATGTCCACAAATTCTTCAAGTGTGGCTGCACTACCGTCCTTTTTGAAAGCATATCGCAGCCCCCCCTCGTGATCATAATAGGGGAGATTGAGGCCGCTCCCCGTATCCTTGTCCTTTCCACCCTTGTTAGAGTGCTCTATCTGCTTTGGAAATATTTCTGTTTCACGAGTACCGTCTGGTGTTTTGGCGAGACCTATTTCGCTGGCTATTTCTTTCAGTTTATTTTTAAGGGTTTCGGCTGGCACCGCCTCTTTAAGAAACAAATAAAGATGACCGCCCCCGGATTTGCTCCGGCACACCACAAATGGAATTTTGTGGCGTTCCACTGTTTTAACGAGGGCTGAATGGTCGAGCGGATACTGGTCAAGATCCAGCGCCCCCCAGAAACAGGAATTTTTTTCGTTTATGGGAACGATTCCAATACCCCGGCTTCCTCTGAGGTGCTCCTCAAAGGTAGCCAGGGTACGCTTTTCATGTACCGCCGCTTGATAGCCTTCGGTCTTGCCGTTTGCTTTTTTGCCCTTTATCTGGAAGGTAAAATAGCTGCGATCCAGACCACGAAAAAGTACAGCAAACCGCCGGATAAGTTCCTTGTCCATGAAGGGGGCTTCCCCCTGTAGTTAAAAAGGAACGTTTTCAGATTCAGTGGAGTCTTCCTCGCGGCTGTGCTGGACCTTAACCTGTCCCGCACTAATAGACTCCGCGAATAGTTTTGCCTCCTGATACAGGGCGATATCCTCTATTAGAGAATCCTTGGAAATCTCCCAACCGTGCCAAGAACCGTTTTTATTTTCCTCTGGAGTGCTCTTCAGCAACCAGATATGAGCGAACCTCGCAGGAGTGAACAACGTGCCCTTGGCGTCCTTCATTTTCAAGGATTTCAAAGCGGAGTTCCACTGCTTGGACTTTTTGAACTGGGTGGCCTTCATGGAGATGAGGGCCTGTTGGGTGAGGCCCTCTTCATCAATCACCAGTACGTAATGCTGGGCGGTGCGCTCAATGTACCGGCCATTTCCGTCCGTCAAATAATCTTTATTGTCCTCTCCGCGCTGGGTTTCCGGCATCTCTTCACCAGCGGTATAAATGTGGTGAGGTGCTCCGGACCCGGTGCCACGAGGCTCCCATTCGATGTACTGGAGCTGATAGGCGCAGTTAATTACCCGGACACCGTCCTTTCCGGACACCCCTTCCTTGGTCACGCTGTTGAAGATATCGCCAGCGCGAACATCTAGGTCGTCCAGTTCCGGTGACATTTTCTGCAAAACCTTCAAGAAAGGAATCGCCAGATCTTCGGTTTTGAGATCGACAACACCTATTCCGGCGTCTGCCCTGAACATATCCGCGCTCACGATTGCCGGGAGCTTTGCTTTACCGTTACTTTTTGTCTTCGCAACTACGGCTTTCTTCTTAATTTTTCTCGTTAATTTTGTAGCCATGATTATTTCCCTCTCTTGATAATTGCTCTCTGTGAAATGAATCCGCCGATTAAATCTAGCCGCACCGGGTCACCCGCCTCTACTTTCTCTCGAAACCATGCTTTCAACGTCATGGGTTCGATCTTCTCTTTCTGCTGGGGAGTGAAGCCCTGATCGCCGCACACAAGTATGAAGGCTTGGGCATCTTGGTCCTCGCCTTTACCAAACGTAACCGTGATGTTGTTTTTGATAATGTCTCCGTCGCCTATTTCCCGAATCCATTCATAAGCCTCATCTTGTTTGTCTTTGGGAATGCTGGCACCGTAAACAGGCTTGACAGAAATTTCGCTGCCATCCTTCAAAGTAAAGTTTTGAAGATTAAGTTCTTCCAAAGCTTCCGGAAGCTCCTCATCCGTCACCTTGTAGAGAGCTTTCTTGAAATGCTTGTTTTCTTCTGCCGTCCGGTCTACTTCTTCCTGAAGTCGAGCGGCTTTATTGGCGAGCCGGGAAACGTTGTCCAGCTTGCTGTCGTCCAGTGTGTCGAGCTGGTCTAATTTGGCGCTTGAATCCTGCGCCATCTGTTCTAAAATGTCTGTCACGCTTTTCTCCTTCCATTGTTCGTTATGCCTTGTTCGGCGGTTGACGAAACCGTCAAGAATGTTATATAAAACATTGCAGGACAATGCAAGACAGAAAATACAAATTTTTTACAAAGCCTTATGACCATCAGCGCGAGGCATTTGACGTTAGTGCCGACGCGAATAGTTTTGCGCTTTTACTCGACATGGGGACAGGGAAGACAAAAGTCACTCTCGACACTGTGGGCTATTTGTTCGAGAAATCGAAAATTAATTTTGTTCTAGTAGTCGCTCCTAAAGGTGTGGTTGCCAACTGGCTACCGGAGATCGAGGCGCATTTGCCTCCCCGTATCGAACGGGAAATAGTTCTCTGGAACCCTAGTTTAAGCAAACAGCGCCGCGACGAACTCAACGAGCTACATACAAAAAGCAATAAGCTTAAATTTTTGTTGATGAATGTGGAGGCTTTTAGCACCCAGAAAGGTGTGGACGTTGCGGAGTTGTTCGTGAACCGTTTCCAGACATTCATGGTGGTTGACGAAAGCACTACAATCAAGAACCGACGAGCCAAACGAACGAAGGCTCTCTGTGCAGTGGGCCGTGGTGCGGTATACAGGCGCATTCTGACAGGTTCACCGGTCACTCGTTCCCCGCTCGATCTGTTTTCCCAGATGGCCTTCCTCGACCCTAAAATACTAGGCTTTTCTTCTTACTATGCGTTTCAGGGGCGCTACAGCATCGTGAGCCGTAGGACCATGGGAGCGCACAGCTTTAATCAGGTGGTCGGGTTCAGGAGACTGGACGAGCTGACAGACAAACTGTCGGAGCATTCGTACAGGGTGAAGAAAGAAGACTGTTTGGATCTTCCCGACAAGGTATACACGAAAAGAGAGGTTGCACTTACCCCAGAACAGAAACGGGCCTACCAGCAAATGAAAAAGCTGGCTCTGGCTCGACTGGACAGCGGGGAGTTATCTACTACGAAAAACGTACTCACACAGATCATGCGCCTACAGCAGATATGTTGCGGCAACCTGACGGACGATGAAGGCGAGATACACACGCTGCCGTCTAACCGGATCAAGGAGCTGTTGGATCTATGTGAGGAGTTACAAGGCAAAGCAATCATATGGGCGACATGGACACGTGACATTCGCTCGATTGCTACGGCCTTGCGAGGCTGCCATGGCGTACAGGCAGTCTCAACGCTTCACGGGGAAACACCTGACTCGGAACGGCAGCAGATTGTGGAAGATTTCCAGAATCGTCGTTCTGAACTTAGGTTCCTCGTGGGGCACCCTAAAACAGGTGGATACGGTCTAACACTGACGGCAGCAAGCACTGTTATCTATTACAGCAATAGCTATGACCTGGAGCTGAGAGTGCAGAGCGAGGACCGCGCTCACCGTATCGGTCAGAAAAACAAGGTC